GTTGGACTATCAAACCACTGCGTTTATTGACGCTTTGAAGTTTCATGTGTTTGAGTACATGCGAATGCTAGACGTGCCAGTGAGCAAGATACAAGAATTTAGAATTATACAATCTTGGATGACCAATACTGGAAAAAATGAATTTGCACATACACACAATCATGGCAGTGTAGACATTGCAGGTGTTTATTATTACAGAACAAATGGCGATGACGGCAGCATAAATTTTATGAATCCAGTTCCGCAGTTTTCAACATATTTGCTTGAACATCTTCCAAACAACGTATCTTACGAACCTAAGATTGGTAAATTTATTTTGTTTCCGGGCTGGTTAAATCACGGTGTTCCTGCAAATTACACAGATGATGAACGTATAAGTATTTCGTTTAATATAAATTTTAAACGTCCAGAATTTTCATAAGCAATTAGTAAAAGGCTCAAGGTATCGAGAAGTCTCGCAAGAGTAATCATCAAAGGTCGGAAGCCTCAAATGATTTTGCAGTTATAAACTGCACTTCAACCGGGTGGTGGATCAGGATTACAGTCCGGGAGATCCTCGAAAGTAAGTGATACTCCATGTTTGCTAGACAAGTAGGGCGCGGCTGTGAACCGCGGGTAGCCATGTTTCGCTTGAGTGCGGACCAAAACTTCTCAGAGCTTTTTACTAATTTCTTATGCGGGTATGATGTAATGGTAACCTGAAACCTTGCCAAGGTTTATTCGCGAGTTCGATTCTCGCTACCCGCTCCATTTATAAGTTATTGATAAAGCGCAATGCTTTGTTAACATCAGTGAAGTACTGTAGTTCAAAATATGTATTGTCGTACACATCCTGTACCATGACACAGCATACACCTTCGTATAAACAAAGATGAAAATGTAACCCTTGCGGTGTTATGTGTTCGTAAGTCTTCACACAAATATTTATTCCCGGATTGTGTAATGGTAGCACAACAGACTTTGACTCTGTTAGCCTAGGTTCGATCCCTAGTCCGGGTGCCATCTATGGTGTTAGTAGTGTAGTGGTCTGCACATTGCTCTGTGAAAGCGATAGTATGGGATCGTTCCCCATCTAACACCCCAATTTTAATGCCAGCGAGACTTGGTAGTCAGAGAGTCCTTATAAGACTTTTAGCGCCAGATTAGCGTTCTTGAGAGGGTTCGATCCCCTCCGCTGGTACCAATGCAACTTTAGCTGATGTGGTCATAGCGGCGGTCTGAAGAACCGTTGAACCAGGTTCGATTCCTGGAGGTTGCACCAAACAATGCCCCAGTAGACAAATTGGCAAAGTCGTCTCTCTCAAAAGGAGAAATTTAGATGCGGGTTCAAATCCCGCCTGGGGTACCAGCTGGCTATAGTACAATGGATAGTACAATGAGCTTCTACCTCATGAATGTGGGTTCGATTCCTGCTAGCCGGACCAGTAAATATATATTACGGCCATTGGTGAAATGGATATCATCTCTGTCTTCGAAACAGAGGGTGTGGGTTCGATTCCTGCATGGCCGGCCAGATAAAGGTTGACTAACTTATATTGTTGTTATATAATAGTCACATACTAAGCAATTAGTCTCGTTCATTAAAAATTAAAATTACATATGGAGCCATCGTCTATCGGTTAGGACATCAGGTTTTCATCCTGAGAAGAGGGGTTCGACTCCCCTTGGCTCTTCCATATACGTGCTCTTTGAGTAGCTACAGTGGAACACCGAAATACTTGTCAATGTCGACCATGTACAAGGACCGGCCATGAAGAGAAGGGCTACCGAGGATTCAAGCGCCGCAGAGAGCACCTATATGGAAGTATATAAAAGCACACTAAGCAACACCCGACTGACTGGGATAGTAAGATGGCATTGCCCTTAGTGTGCTTCTATATGCCCCTTTGGTGGAATTGGTAGACACGCTGGTCTTAGAAGCCAGTGCTTCGGCGTCCGAGTTCGAGTCTCGGAGGGGGCACCAAATTAGGAAGTGTGGCTGAGCCCGGTTTAAGGCAGCAGTCTTGAAAACTGTCGTACCGCAAGGTACCGTGAGTTCGAATCTCACCGCTTCCGCCATAATAAATAACGTATGAAAAATACATTTCATCATCAATTAAATATCCCAGTTAAATTTGTACCAGTATTTCCGGAAAATACTCCTGTAATTTCTATGTACGATACAAGTTTAATTAATAAAGAATTTTTAGATTGGATAGAATCTCTAAATTTAGAAATTAGCGGCTCGGAACTATTTCATTTAAAACCAAATAGCGATGAGAATCCAGATAGTTTACCAATTCATTTAGATACTGGTGGATTTGATAATCACATTAAATTGAATTTTGTATACTGTAATACGCCATCTAAAATGAATTGGTTTACTTGCAACGATACAAGTAAATTACAAATTTTAAAAACACCAACTGGTACAGAATATACTCTAGCAAACTCAGAAGACTGTGAACTAGTGTATTCAGCTCAAATAGGACAGCCAAGTTTAGTCAATGTTGGTATGTTACACAATATATCAGCAGTTGATTCTGAAAGATATTGTTTTTCTTTTACTTTAACAAAAGACGGCAATATAATTGCTTGGGAACAAGCAGAAGAAATTTTTAAAGAATATGTATCCTTAGTGTAATGGCAGCATTACAGTCTCCAAAACTGTCGGTCGGGGTTCGAGTCCCTGAGGGTACGCCATATAAAATAAGTGTTGACAACAGCACCAGAAGAGAGTATAATAACAACATGTACAAAGTTATATGTAATGACAGAGAATTAGAAAGATTTATAACCTTAAACGAAGCAATGGCATACGCCAAGGCCGTTGGGGTATTTGTAACTATTAAAGGTCCAGATTTTGAAGTAGTGGGACGATTTGGTGTAGACACTGTTGCAAATGGTAAATGCCCGGATGGTGCTGTTTACGATTGGAACAAAGCTAGCCGCATTGGCAGAACAAAGCGAGAACGAGTTTAAAATTGCGAGTGTGGTGAAATAGGTAGACACAAGAGACTTAAAATCTCTCGGCTTCGGTCGTGCCGGTTCGATTCCGGCCACTCGCACCAAGTATTAGTAATAAGTAAAAGAACAAGGAACGGTCCCATAATGGTATTGGAGCGGATTGCTAATCCGTCGATCGGCGAAAGTCGGTTTAAGAGTTCGAGTCTCTTTCGTTCCGCCAAATAACTAAAAGGTAAAACATGAAACCAAACAAGACATTTAAACTGAGTAAAACAACAAAACGCATGATTGGATTGATGAAAGGCGCAACTGCTGATCAACGAAATCAATACAAGCGAATGATGATTGATGCTCAGTTATGTAGTGAAATTGTTATCAAAACTCCTACACGTGATAAAAATGCACTACGTGGAAACGGCCCTACTGGATATCAAACTAACGATACCGGAACTGCTAGTACTAGTACTACTTAAAAATAAGTAATAGCTTGCCGCCTTAGCTCATTTGGTAGAGCAACTGACTTGTAATCAGTAGGTGCCCAGTTCGATCCCGGGAGGCGGCACCAAAAAGACCCCGGATTACACTTTTACGTTAATAAAGTGCGTCATTACAGTAACGATAACTGTACGGTGCGTTGGATCTACCGCAAGGTTCTCTTTAGGAACGACTTGAGAAATCACAAAGGCAGGGACGTTGCCCGTCTAAATGGAAAAGAACGTGGACAGAGTAACCGCTCAGTCCGGGGCTCATGTGGTGTGAGTAGCCGGACACTTTATTAAAGTACATTTAGCTTGAACATAGTTTGAGTAGCAAGGACCGGCCACCATCAGCGTGATGAAAAAGGCTTAAATGTATTCTAATAAAGTATGCGGGATTAGTTTAATGGTAAAACAGCAGATTTCCAATCTTCGGTCAAGAGTTCGATTCTCTTATCCCGCTCCATGATATGATAGATTACATAACAACATTTTTTGCAATTTTTTTACTTGATATTGTTTACACATACTATCTGAGATGTATACAATACGAACAAGTATTAAAAGCCAGCGGATGGAGTGTAGCCTGCTATATTTTAGGAAGTGTAGCCGTTATAAATTACACAACCAATCACTGGCTAATTATTCCAGCAATGGCAGGCGCATTTTGTGGCACTTATGTTGGAATGAAGATTAGAAAGAAACAATTCGGAGTGTAGCGCAGTCTGGTAGCGCACCTGGTTTGGGACCAGGGGGTCCAAGGTTCGAATCCTTGTACTCCGACCAAATTTACTTGATAAGTAAAAACATAAGGAATTAATTTTTACAAGTAGAAGGATTTTAAATGTTAGATCAAAGTTTACAACTACATTTTCCCAATATAGGTATTTTAGGAAACTCGCTTTCAGATGATGAATTAAAACCTCTGTGGAAAGAAGTTAATTCTATTCTCAATAGCGAGAATGCTAGTTTTGTAAATCATTTTCATGCCGGCAATGTAAAAAAAGAATTTGCAATAATAGATTGTTTAAGTTATCTAGAGTCAAAAATAATTCCATTAACGAACGAGTTTAAATCAACATTTAATTATAGAGATTTGAATACTAATCGAAAATTAAAGATAACAAAATGTTGGGTGAATTTTCAAGAAAAAACAGAATTTATGTCTGCACACTTTCATGAAGGAATACTTAGTTTTGTAATCTGGTTGCGAGTACCATTTATGATGGCAGACGAATTAAATCACAATACTTTATCGGAAAAAACATCAATAACAGGTCCTTCATTCAATATACATTACACAGATGTGTTAGGTCAAGTGCAATTAAATGCCATGCCAGTTGATAATAGTTGGGAAGGTAGGATGATTATGTTTCCATCAAGGATGTCACATAGCGTTCATCCGTTTTATACCAGCGACGAGTATAGGATATGTATTGCTGGCAATTTAGATTACGACATTGCAACATAAACCACTATAAGTTATCGCGGGGAGGGTCCGGTCACCAGCGTGGTCTCATAAGCCATTGCCATCCTTGGTTCAAATCCAAGCCCCGCAACCAATTGCAATAAATTTTTGAGTCTATTAAATACAATTTGATTGCCCTCCAAATCAAAATGGTTCATCAATCCCCTATTTGTTTCAAACAAATAAGAAAAATTAACCATGTTTGAAAATTGATACAAGTCTTCCCAATCTATATTGGAAATATGCAACACACGATCTTGTACTGGTTCCAATAATTTTATTATCTTTTCACACAACAAAGTATGCATGTATTTTGCATGTTCAAAATCAAAATGATTTTCAAAATAGTCAACCATAGGTTGTAATGTTTGATCTTTTAGTACATGTTCTTTTATGTCTGTATAGATTAAATCACAATTTTTGTGCAGAGGATCGTTGTAGTGTATAGGATGTTTTTTGATATAAATCCTATAAGGACTGGTATGCGAAATGACAATTTTATCATACACAGCTAAATCAACTGATTCCAATTGTTTGAGAATTTTGTATTCACTACAACCGGCTTGTGCTAGATTAGTCACAGCAAACTCCTGTGCTAATAAATTTGGCCATCCTTGGCCAGAATATTTAACTGTCCAGTCGGCGGCAAAACTGTCTCCGCATATTAATATGTTCATGTTAAATTAACACATCCTGTTTGTTTTTTATCCACAAAATCTGCCACAGCTGAATAAAGTTTATCATGCACAGATAAGTCTTTAATATGATTTGGACGAGGATCATCCATTAGATATTTCTCAAGTGCTTTGGGTGACATACCAGCAAGTTCTTTTTTACTAAAATACATCAGAGCTGGTCGTATTTCATTATCAAAATTAACAGCATACTGAAATTCATTGGGTTTAAGATAATCGTAACTCCAAGGCCCTTGACTTGCCCAAGTATCTGTAGTAATATAGTTACTTGGTACTGCCCATAACACAATTAAATTTATAGAGTTGTTAACAGCATAGTCTTTGACATAATTTAAGTAATAGTTATAATGAAGTTTGGCAAGATCACTGTTGAAAAAATATTCAAGATATGTTCCCATAACAGTGTCTCTTTTTCGAGCAGGAATATCGTCAACATTATTAACATTTGGAAACATGTAATCATCCCATGCAATAATCACAGTATCATCTTTAACCATTTTGTCTTTTGCAGATAGAAATGTTAAAAATATATTTGGATTAGCACTGTTTTGTTTGGCAAGATTGCACACCTCATAGTTGTTAGACAGTCGCGTTATCCAACTGTCAGCCGCTCCAGGAGCAAGAAAACTTCCACCAAATATATAAATCATGAAATATTTATGGCAGGCCACTTTTAAAGGATAAGTATTTGAATGAAAAACATACAACTTTTATCACTAACTGGCTGGAATGATTTTATCCCGGTATTATGGCCCAGTGCAAAAACATTTTATGAATTGTATGGCAACCATCCTGAAAAGTACAATTGGATATTGCCAACTTCTGAAGTTCATAATGATATAGAAGATAACAAACGTGTGCTGGCATTAAATCCTCCTGATATTCTAGGCGTGAGTTTATATGTATGGAATTATGATAGAACAATGGCATTGTTGAAATGGGCAAAACAACAATGGCCAAAATGTATAATTGTTACAGGCGGTCCCCACCAATATTTTAAACATCATGCAGACTGGTTTCAGAAAAATTGGTTTATTGATGCAAGTTTACCCAGCGAAGTATATGGCGAGATTGCTATTGCTGATATACTAGATAATTTAACAGATGAAAATACTATCAATTGGAACACTGTAGAACAAATGGTTTATCCTAGCAAAGATCGTTCCATGATGTTGCGTAGTCCAAAAGCATCTTACAAACGAGATTTCAAATGGAACTTTTCTGCTTTTGAATCGCAGAAAGATTACATACAAGAATATGTCAATTACTACTATGCAAATTCAGAAAATCCAACATTACACAGCAAAATTGAAACAACTAGGGGTTGTCCTTACGAATGCACATTTTGTGATTGGGGTGGCGGCATCGGCACCAAAGTAATTCTAAAAGATTTGGATTGTGTCAAAAAAGATTTAGACATATTGCTGAGTTATAATATCAGCAGTGTGTACGTGTGCGATGCTAATTTTGGAATTAACGGCGAACGCGATGTTGAAATAGTACAATACATTGCGGATAGAAAACAAAATTATCCAAAAGATCGATTTCCAAATGTGCAATACGGCGGATATGCTAAAACTAACAAACACTTTGATTATTTAAAGCGTATCTTTACTATTGAGGCTGTTAATAAATTGTCTTATGCATATAAGATATCTCAACAGTCGTTTACTCCTGAAATATTGGAGAACATCAAGCGCACAGACTTACGAGCCAATGAGCATTTTGAATTAGCAGATTACCTCCGAACAGGGTTTGGTTACGAAGCCACTATTGAAATCATTATGGGACTTCCAGGTACCACGTTGGATACATGGTACAATGAATTTAATATACCGTACGAAAAACAAATATTAGTGCGAGCATATGAATGGTACCTGTTACCTGAAGCTGAAAGTTATGAAAAAGAATACAGAGCCAAATGGGGTATTAAAACAGCTCTCAAACGTGCTGACCAGGCACCTGATGGTATTCCTAGTGAAATTGTTGTTGAAGGTGGTACATTTACAAGAAGTGACTATAAAGAATTCACAACTGCATATGCACTATATATTTTCTTTAATCAAAGTGGAGTCTATCGGAAATCTATTAACCAGTTGTTAACAATAAAAAATATAAAATTTGGAGATTTCTTAAGACAGTTTTATAATGAATGCTATCCGTTGTTAAAATTAGCTAGTTTAGAATCATTCACTCATTTTGAAAAACATCTGGATGAACTCGTGTCTGACGAGATAAATGAGACATTTCATAATTTAACATGGTTAAACAACGATGGGCCACAGGTACATAGATTCATTTATTTTATTGTGGAATATTTCAAACATTATGAAAATCTTGGACCTATTGTTGAAAAATGGTTTGTTGAAAAAGGTGTCACGCCGTCGTTAGTGTATAACGAAGGAAATATAATTTACAGTGCAAAGCGATTGAATACTTCTAGAGGTTTTATTAAAAAGATATCTTTTGATTTATATAAAGACGAAAGAGAATTCTACGAAGATGTTACACGGTCAAACCAATACACTTATGGAAATTTGTTATTGGCTGAGCGGAGAATTTTAGGGTCAGTAGTACAATTTTAAATTATCATGAAAGATTCTGTTGAACGTTTAAACTTCCAAATTGATTTAAATCAACTGCGTTCTTACTACGACGAACTTAGATTATCGTACCAAGAATACAATTGGTCTTACATGGATAACCCCGGGGATATTCGAGATGACATCTATAATTTTAATAATCAATATAACAAAAAACGCAATGCATCTGGTTGGGCTATCACTGTTCCTGAAATACTGAGTGAGAACAAAAAAGTAGTGCCATGGACCAATATACACAAGGACTTTGTGTACGGTTCAGAACATTTGGCAACTGAAAAACAAACACCTATGGTGTTTGGCATAATCAAAAAACTGATGGAAATATGTCCATATGCCAAACAAGTTAGTTTAACTGTGTTTGTGCCGGGTGCGCATATTGTTCCGCACAAAGACGAAGATTACTTAATCAGAGTTCATGTTCCAATATACACCAGCAAGGATGCTAAATGGTTAACATGGAATGGTTATCAACCACTTGATCAACCAGGACAAGCATATTTGTGTGACACTAGAGACATTCACAGTGTGTACAATGATGGAAATTCGGACAGAGTTCATTTGTTATTTGCAATAGAATCAAAATATGAAGAACATATTAAAAGTATAACTGGTGTAATAAAGACAGATGAATGAGGTTAAAGAATTTTATTCGCGTTTGCAATTTCCAGGAACATATACTATTGAAGATTTGAAATTTTACGATAGTACAGTGTGCAATGACTATTTAAAAATATTTGATGATGCAGTATCACAGTCAAGTTCAGTTTTAGATATTGGATGCGGAAGCGGATTTATCATCAACTTCCTAGCACGTAGGCATCCTAACATACTATTTGATGCTGTTGACTTCAGTGACAGTATTGACGTTGCCAAACAGTTTAGTAACAATCATGGCATCTATAATATCAGCTATTACAAAGAAGATTTTCTAACTTGGAATACTGATAAAACTTACGATTTAGTGTTGTCTAACGGTGTGCTACATCATATGCCCAAATACAAACAAGCAGTGAGTAAAATACATGAATTGGCAACTGACAAAGTTGTAATTGGTATTTACAACAAGTATGGAAAATTATTAAAACGTGTTGTAAAAGTACAATACTCATCTGATATATTATACATAGATCAAGAGCATTGTCCGTTTGAAGTATCTTTTACTGATAAAGAATTTAAAAGTTTATTTGACACATTTGGCATCCACAAAGTGTATCCAAGTTTTCAAAATAAATTAGTTGATTTTAGAAATTTTTTCAATGCCAAAAATGGTGGCTTAACTGTATACTCCATGAGCTTGCCGAAGTAATTGACATTTCCACAAACTATCTGTATAATATAATTTTAACGGAGCACATATGAAACAACGCATATTCAATCAAGTACGTAAACCGCTTGACCTTAGTCGTGGGCCTGGCATCGACACTGAAATTTGTACAGCTCACGCAGGCGGAAATCGTTTTAATCTTGTGCTGATCGCAAGTGAACGTGCAAGAGAAATCCGCAGACAAAATAAAGAAAGTGATAAGCGTGAACATGTTCACAGCATTGTTACTGCGCTTGAAGAAATTCAACGTGGCGAAATTGAACCACGCAAATATCTCAACAAAGTAAAATAATAATTTTGCCTGGATAGCTCAGGGGTAGAGCGTCTCGTTTACACCGAGAGGGTCCGCGGTTCGAAACCGTGTCCAGGTACCAAATATGTGGGTGTGCCGCTGAATGGTTAGGCCCCGGATTGCAAATCCGTTCCATGCAGGTTCGAGTCCTGTCACCCACTCCAAAATATATTTTAGCAGTTTAGCCAAAATATAGTGACAAACTATTGTAGATCAACTATAATAGTCGTATAGCAAGTAACAATGCTAAAGAGTTTTAGGATCGGTACAGCAACATTCATATACTATGGATTGTTAGACACTGTGGTAGTTGGTGGAGTAGAGTGCGTAAAAACACCGAGCGTTGAAGGCAACTATTGAAACAAGACTAACGAGCTCAGAGTGATGGCCTGAGTAAAATAAAAGCAGTCAACAACGATCCTGTTAAATTTAGAATGTTAACAGCAAATTCAATTTTTCACTTATAATCGAAAAACAACACATTCTGTAAAGGTAATTAAAATGAACGCATTTGTAACAGCAGTAGCAAATCAAGAAGCCCGTACCGCAAACGGTATGAAGGCACGTAAGTCAACAGCTTCGGCTTGTGTTGACTTGTTCTATAACATTGGCGCAAGCCGTGGTAAGGACATCACAGGCGACTTCACTGCCGCTTATGTGGAAAATCAAGACGTTGCACTACGCATCGCACAATGGGCACGTGATGTCCGTGGTGGCGCAGGTGAACGTCAACTGTTCCGCGACATTCTAGTACACCTAGAAAAGCGTGACCCAGACGCCGCTTTGGCCCTGTTGAAGAAGGTTCCAGAAGTGGGCCGTTGGGATGACATCTTTGTCTTCTCAAACCCAGTGCTGAAGTCAGCCGCTTATACCATGTTGGGTGATGCCCTTCGTGCTAACAACGGTTTGGCCGCAAAGTGGACTCCTCGTAAGGGTCAAATTGCCGCTGAAGTTCGTGCCTTCTTTGGCATGACTCCAAAGCAATATCGTAAAAGCCTTGTGGCACTTACAAAGGTTGTTGAAACCCAAATGTGTGCAGGAGATTGGGATAACATCAACTTCAGTCACGTTCCTTCTGTAGCTTCTCGAATCTACAAGAAGGCTTTCAACCGTCACAGCCCAGCATTCGCTGAGTATGTTGCGGCTCTGATTGCTAAGGATCCATCAGTGAAGGTTAATGCTTCGGCAATTTTCCCACACGATGTCCTTAAGGGCGTGATCAACCCATACGGTCCTGCCAAGTTTGACAAGACAGAAACTGACCATGTGATCGCACAATGGGACAGCTTGCCTAACTACGTTGGAGATGCCAGCATCATGCCAATCGTAGACGTTAGCGGTTCTATGTCTTGCCCAGCAGGAAAGAACACTAATGTAACTTGTATGGACGTTTCAATCAGCTTGGGCTTGTACCTAGCAGATAAGAACAAGGGCGTGTTCAAGGACACATTCTTGACTTTCTCAGACAAGCCAGAACTAGTTACTCTAAAGGGTAACATCGTTCAAAAGGTTGATCAAATGAGCAAGAGCGATTGGGACATGAGTACTAACCTACATGCCGCTATGGACAAGATCCTTAGCGTTGCGGTTAAGAACTCTGTACCAGCAGGCGATATGCCAGCTATGTTGCTAATCTTGTCAGACATGCAGTTCAACCAATGCGCCCGTTACGACGATAGCGCAATGGAAATGATCGAACGTAAGTTCGAGGCCGCAGGCTACTCTGTGCCACAGATTGTTTTCTGGAACCTAAACAGTTCAGACAACGTACCTGTTAAGGCAGACAAGAGTGGTGCCGCATTGGTAAGTGGATTCAGTCCATCAATCATGACTAGCTTGCTAGCCGCTGATTTGGATCAATTCACTCCAGAAGGCATCATGCTTAAGACTGTAATGAGCGATCGTTACAAGTTGTAAACCGTTGTTGTAAAACAACAGTTTTTGGACCCAGTCGGCTTAGGTTGACTGGGTTTCTTTTTGATGTTATAATAGATACATATAAACACACAGGAGCGAAAAATGGGTTTTAAGATTCTTCCAAAACAAGATATGCAGGGTTACGGACCAATCCCAAAGTTGGAAGGCCCGTTTAATTTTAATGGTTGGATTTTGTACTACGATCCAAAAGAAGGTAAGTACTGGGATCCAAAGACAGATTTTTATGTACCGCATGATGATTATTTTAGAATGGTAGGTTTGATCTAATGCCAAAGTGTTATCAATTAATTGGAGTTCCAGCCGCTGGCAAGAGTACTTGGATCAAGGATCAAATCTGGGCATTGGGCTTGACCGTGGTTAATACAGATGCGTTTGTAGAAGACTATGCAAGAGCACAAGGTAAAACTTATTCAGAAGTGTTTAAGGATTACATGCCTACAGCAGTTGATCTAATGGCACAACAGGTTGTTAGAGCACGGGAACATGGACATACTATAATCTGGGATCAGACCAGCACTACAGTTAAGAGCCGTGCTCGCAAGTTTAACATGTTGCCCAACTATGATCATATTGCAGTGGTGTTCCGTACTCCGGCATTAGACGTTCTTAAGGAACGACTAGCTAGTCGGCCTGGTAAAGAAATTCCTTGGGAAGTTGTACAAGGTATGATTGATAATTGGGAAGAGCCTACCACTGAAGAGGGCTTTAAAGAAATTTGGTTTGTTTAAGGAAAAAATATGAGTATTAGAGAATATGAAAGTATACAAGGTGACAATTTAGAAGAAGCTGATATGGCTCAGCTGTTGTCAACCACGGCAAACGCTGACGCTGTAGCAAGGATTAGGGCGGCATTGCCAACAGGACCCAGTCTAAGTCATTGCGATGAATGTGGGGAAGAAATTCCCAAAGCAAGACAGCTGGCTGTTAAAGGATGCAAAATGTGCATTGATTGTCAAATTGCAAGTGAACGTATGAAACGTTAAGGAGGCAGTATGCCGTGGATTGAAAATATTCCGTTGGAAAATGTAGCAAAAGGACAGCATCACGATTGTGGCGCCAACAGTATGCTGATACAAATTTCGGATCATGACATGGCGTTTCCCACACCCAAGCACCAGTTCAAAGAAGTTCATCAATTTACATTTTTGGACATCGAAGAAGATGGCATGACCAATACCGGCGGCGGAATGATTGATCTAAGTGAGTTTGCTATCACAGATGAGCAGGCCCAAGAGCTTGTTCGTTTGTTGCAACACGCATGGGAAAACCGTATGAATGTTGTGGTTCACTGCCATGCAGGTATTTGCAGATCGGGTGCGGTTTGTGAGCTTGGAGTCATGATGGGCTTCAACGATTGCGAACGTTTCCGGATGCCTAACTTGTTAGTCAAGCATAAAATGATGCGGGCGCTAGGATGGACTTATGACAGCGAAGAAAAAACTTATGAGGTCAATGGAACTGTAAACGAGTGGGGTTTTATTATGCCAAAACATCAGGTTGACTAATCACTATGTTGATGTTACAATATTACATTAAACAGTGAAAGGTACTCAATGGCTGGCAAAGCAAAATCGGTTTACTTAACAGTAACCAAAAAAGGTTCAATGAAAACAGAGTTTCATAAAATGTTTTTTGATGCAAAAGGCTATAACGAATATGTTAAGTCCGAAGAGTTCAAAGCCAAATGGCCAGCTGAGGAATTTAATATTGTAAAAGAAGTTTATTAAAGAAAGGAGGCAGATATGCCAAGTGTATTCTTAGTAAGCGACACGCACTTTGGACACATGGGTGTATGCCGCTTCACACGTAACGATGGTGTTACAAAACTTCGCCCATGGGACTCAGCTGAGGAAATGGACGAAGCAATGGTTAAGGCGTGGAACGAACGGGTCAAGCCCACTGACAAGGTCTACCATTTAGGCGATGTTGTCATTAACCGTAAAGCGTTAGCAATTATGCGCAGACTTAACGGAGACAAAGTGTTAATTCGTGGTAATCACGATATCTTTAAGGATGAGGACTACCGTGCTCACTTTAGAGAACTTAGGGCTTATCACGTTATGAACGGCATGATCCTTAGCCATATACCGTTACATGCGGACAGCTTAGGACGTTTTGGTGTAAACATACACGGACACTTACACGCAAATCGTGTAAAAAAAGCCCGTGGGGTTGATGCACGTACAGGAGAAATCTTATACAGTGACGAGATCGATCCACGCTACCATTGCGTTTGCGTAGAACAAACTCCTGATTTTGCTCCTATTTTGTTTGAAGATGTTATCCGTAACATTGAAGCAGAAGGCGGTTCAGTGGGATTTAAATCTGGTAACGGACCCACAATGTAATAGTAGTACTTTAATAGGGCCTTAGGGCCCTATTTTTTTGACTGGAATTTTACACTATAAATATGTCATGGATTTAAAAAATATTTTTGTCTTTGATACTGATTTCCAACCAACTAGCGAAAAACTGCCATGGATGGTATTAGAGAATCTTGACTGGAAAACTAGTGTACCTTATTTTTTACCCAACGGAGATGAATGGGCTAGTTGGACTCCTAACTGGTGTAAGGAATTAAAATCATTAGTAGATAGTAAATTTTTTGAAATAAACCCAAAGGCTGATATAGAACTATATCAAATGTTTATACACAATATGCCAAAGGGAATTAACCCGTCCAACACAATACACAGAGATTGGCCAATGTTTAACACCTGGGCCGCTGTAGTAATGCTCAAAGGTGCTGGAGATTTAAATTTTTATGGAGAATATGACAACAATTCGTTGTTGCATACTGTTGAGTTTCGAGCAGGTAGAATTTTGATTTTCCCCAGCATATATTGGCATCGAGTAAAATCAGTCACGGTGGACCGATTAAGCGTGGGTATGCTGTATAACAGTGATAATTTAGTACCCGATATGACTGATGCGTTACCGTTATGTACGTGTAGATTACGAACAACTCAGTTAATCTGCGATGGAAGTCATGCCCAATTGGGTTAACTTAGCAGTTTAAACTCATAAGCGTTTAGCTCAAATGAATAAATATACTATAATGATCAATCAATTTTGATTACAGCATATTGGAGATAAACGCATGTCGCTACGTATTAGACGAGGAACAGAAGCTCAAAGACCGAGCGCCGCCTTTGATTTGGGTGAAATAGTATGGACTACTGATACCAATAAACTATATGTTGGTGACGGAGTTAATCTTGGCGGCAAAAACATCTTAGCGTCCAGTGCAGGCACTGGACTTGTTTGGAACAACGTTACACAACGATTAGACTTTAACGGTTCTGGTACGGGTATTGTAAGTGTACAAGCAGACACTAACCCAACATTAGGCGGGAATTTAAATCTAAACAACAGAAATATCACCGGAACAGGTAGTATCACAGTAAGCGGCACGTTGTCTGTCACAGGATTAGGCTCAAACTTAAACTTAAATACACGAAGCATTACAGGAACAGGTAACATTGATATCACTGGAGCAGGTACATTTTCTGCTAACCTTACCGGAGCTAGACTTACTGGCACCCAACTTGAAATAAACGGCCAAAATACAAACACCATTGACGGCCCAACTATTTTTTCGCTGGGCGGTGCTGATGCAAAGATTGTACAAATTGGTCCACAAAATACTGGACAACCGTCATTGGATATCATACAGATAATGCCGTTCACTCAGGGCGTGTCATTCAGCGGAATGCGTGGAACATTGTTAGCTCCGCAAATTTCGCAAGTTGGTGACGGGTTAGGTGCAGTACAATTCCGTGCAAGATTTACAACTACTCCAGTAGCTCCTTCGGACGGTTTTACATCAGTTGCTGGAATAGTTGGCAATGTAACCAACATGGGTAACGGCACTACCATTGCACCTTCGGGAAAACTACAATTTATTTTAGTTAATCCCAATACCCCAAATGATTTTGCAACTGCTTATTTGAGCGAGTTTACTGCTCCAGGCGTGTGGACCGCCCCGGCGTTTATTTCTAAATCTAAAATTTCAGAGGCTGGTATTGGCTACGGAACAGGTGCTGGTAGTGCTGTATCGCAGGGTACTAGCAGAACAACTCCTGTTACTATCAATGCACCATGCGGCACTATCACGTTGTTTAATACAACTGCCACTGCTGGACAAGTGACTACATTCACAGTCAATAACACAATAGTTGATCCAACTGATGTGGTATCAGTAAGCGTAAAAACAGCAACAGGTTTTCACATGGTTAGTGTTACCAATACAGCTATGGATTCATTTACAGTTAGTGTTTATACTCCAAATGCTGTTGCAGTAGCTGAAGCTCCTGTATTAAATTTTGCAGTTGTAAAATCAGTAGCTGCCTAATATCATAATTAAAAGCCCTTGCATGTTAGGATACTAAATATCCTACAACAGGGGCTTTCTAATGAATAGATTTATTACAGATCCAGAAAATTATACATTTGATGATCTTCAAAATTATGACTGGGATGTGATACAAACTAACATCACAGTAGATTCTGCTAAAATGTTGGAATGGTTCAATGCCATAGAAGAACAATTTGCCGATTGTTGTTACAGCCCTCTGGATGATATGGATTTAGCCGACCCAGCTAAAAAAGAATTTGCGCTGTCTTTTATGCCAAATAATTTAGTGTGGGGGCAACCACTACAGTGGACTCTTCAGTGGTCTTACGATAGACCAGGAAAACTTCCATTCTTGCAACTTGCTGATCCAGCACAATTTCCAGAAATAACCGATCCAGAATTTCAAAAAAAGTTTAATAAGAATCTTCCAAAGTACTTGTTTGGAATGTACGAAACATATTATAATACATTTGGTCCGGATTGTTTTGAAGTAACACGTTTGGTAAAAATGAATCAAGACGTGGGATTGCGTACTCATGTGGACATACAAAATCCAGAATTTTTAATTAGGATGCATTTGCAAATTCAAATTGATAGCAACGCCTGGTGGAAATTTGGCGAAGATATGGATCGTAAATATACATTTGAACAAGGCAGGGTTTATTTGTATAACACAGCAGTTAAACATGCGGCCCGCAATGAAAGCGCAAGCCCATGGATAATGTTACACAACAACCCAACCGCAAATTCAATTGATAAACTTTTAAAAACTTCCATGCATATAGGATAACATGACAGTTACTGGTAAAACACTAAGAGAAGCCCTTCAACTCAATGCAGTAGTTCCACATCCGTTAGATTTATGGCCGTATCGACATACTACTATGATTCCAAATCAAAGTTTTGATTGGTCCGGAACTGATCACGAAACATTGTATAAACGTAATCTTAGAAATTTGCCTGAGAACTGGATTTATAGAACTAAGAAAATTACCTATAACTACAACGAGCAAGGACTCAGAATGCCTAAGAGTGTACATGCTGTTGATAAAGACTATATCTTATTTTCAGGTACCAGCTATACACAAGGATTAGGTGTTGCAGAAGAAGATAGATTTTGTAATCGTGTAAGTGCAGAACTGGGTTTAGATTTTATTCCGCACGGTGGGCCAACATTCACAATCAAGACAAATGCTATTTCGTTTTTTAATTTCTTAGATACTGATATGCCGCTGCCTAAAATATTTGTTATGGAATATCATAAAACCAATTGTTGGACATATTACTCTGATAATAATTTTGTGCATATACATAACTCGCATGGAACATTAAAACATTTGCCTGAAGGTAAACAATTTACCAATCATATAGAATCTTATAAAAAAATAGCAGAAACTGATCACTTTCTGCACGAATCAAATTTATATCGCAATATGATGAAATCAACTTGTAAACGATTAGGAATAAAATTTATAGAGGTCAGCTTTGACGAACCAACTGAACCGTTTATCTCGGATAACGGCATTAAAAGAGTTGACATGAGCTCACATAGTGATGATATAAATTATTGCTTTGGTAGAGATGTGCGTGTAAGGCCAGAGGGGTATTATTCTCATCCAGGAATTGGATTACATGGAGAAGCAGCCGACTTAATTCTATCTCAAGTATGAGCAATTTAATCTTATTCACTTCAGGAAGTACTACTGAACCTAAAGAGATAACGCATCCTTGGGTGTTTATACATCATCGAGCATTGCAATCAGTTAAAGAAATTAAGTTAACTAGCAAAGATCGGGTATTAGACGTATTTCCTGGCAATACTATAGCACACTTCACAGTTACAGCATTGCCTGCACAACTTGCAGGTGCCCAACTGATATCAGCTAATTTCAACCCGTACACATATATTGAACTATTCAACAAATATCAACCCACATACATTAGTTTGATTCCAAAACACTGGGAGTTGTTATCAAAAACTAAAGGCTGGGAAAACTTTGATATGAGTTGTGTTCGATACATGGTAACAGGAAGCGGCACATGTTCGCAAACCATGATTGATTCGTTTGTAGATAGGGGAGTGCAGTGTGTGGCAAACTGGTATGGCATGACTGAGATGCCGCCGCCTGTATTTGTGGGTATTAATTCTGAAACATTTGATTTTAAACCTAAAAAGAACTACAGTGTTGATTTTACAGATGAAGGCGAATGTGTTGTAAACGGTTGGTACACTGGTGATTTATTTGATGTGGCTGGAAGAAAGTTTTTAAAACGCAAAGATACAGCAAATGGAAAGACTTGGAAATCTAACGTTTAGACCTTTGGTCGAATCTGATCTTCCAGCACTGGCAAATTTTTGTACGGAGTGCGAGAAACTCGGATACGAAAATAACAAATCATTTGAATCAATTAAACTTGATAAAATGAAAATGCCCTACGGTCAATTTTTTGTTGGGTTAGATCAATCAACAATTGTTACTTTTGCAGGAGTGCATCATCTTCCAGAACTGGGCAATAACGCATGGCGTTGTTTGTTTCGCGGCGCCCAGCTCCCAGGCTATACTCCAGTCTGGAGTGTTAATATATTCAAAAGTTGGATACACTTGTCTCACTTGATGTATTATCAAATTAAACTAGTGCAACAGATAGATCCAAATGCTGATTTTTATATTAGCACAAATGTAGACAATAAAAAAGCGGGAGTTAGTTCCCGCTTGGATAAAACAATAATGCCTAAGCTAGTTAAACAAGGCATATTTACATTGCATAGTAAAGACACAATATTGTATAATACGTTACAAAATATTTGGAAATTAAACACAGAAACGTATCTCCGTGAAAGAAATCTTTATATTGAAAATTCGTGAGTTTCTAAATAGCTAGTAAATTCTTCAGGAACTCTAAAAATCAAATGAACGCGATCTGTGTCTCCTCCGTTGATTGTTGCATGTGGAACAGATACATTTGTTAAGTATGCATATCCAGGCTCCATTAGAAATTTTTCATCCTCGTACTCAAAGAAACTTTCAGAATTTGTCTTTACTGGAAAATGAATCTTCACATAATCGCCAGTGTCCACATGAAACCCCAATCTTGTTTCAGGTGGATGCACTACCATCAGTGCTTGAGTAGCTTGTATATTTGCAAAATAATCAACAATCTTTTTTCCAAAACCAAATATTAATTCAGTTGGTACATCGTAATTTCCGCTCATTTGCGTACGAGCCATTTCTTCCGTCACACCTTCTTTGTATGCTGGGCAAGGTTTAGTAGGATCTTTTAAATCGCTTTGTATAGCCCAATTGTAAAATCCGTCCACATGATGAATACTTTTATCAATAGGATTACTGTCCGGAGTGTAAACATCAGCAACTGCCCATTTCATATGCTGATATTTTTCTTCTAAGGTATTGTAATAATCAAGCAGTTCCTGGAAATCAAATTTAAGATTATCCATTCGCTTTATTTTAAAATCAAATTTATACATTTGCGGTATTCCTTAATAAATTGTATACGTGCTGATTATATTTATAATCATGAAATTTACTGTGTGCATTTTTATTTTTATGTTCTTCAATAAATGATGCCACAGCTGGCGACCTAGATTGTCCTTTTGCGCAGTACACATGAACTGTGCTGTTATCTGGTATATTATCAATAAATTACAAGCAATTGCACTATATGGTATTGGGACATATTCGTGAATCCATTTTTTTCTATCTTTTTCAACATCATCAAACACTAGATTTAATACATTTTTGTGTGGTTGTTTAAAATATGGAATAGCATGAATCCAGCCAGTGGCATGAATGCAAATAAAATATTCGTTAGGAAACTCATCCACATTCTGGTCTGTAAATGCAGTGACTTCTTCAAACCCGTATCTAGAATAAACTTGAACTGTTAACAATTTCTGTTACCTTTTCTACTGGAACTTTAAAAAATAAATGTACCCGTGTGGTACTTCCTTCGTTGCTTGTGCTATGAGGAACTGATGTATTAACCAGATACATTTTTCCTGTTTTCATAGCAAACTTCTCGTTGTTGAAAATAAAATAACTGGCATCGTTAGCAATTAACGGAATATGTATTTTAAAATAATTATCGCTATCAGTGTGTGTTCGGATTCGTGTACCTGGAGGATGCGCCGCAATACTGATTTGTCTAGCATAAGGAAATATATCAAGTATCCATTCAGCAAATCCAAAAACTAATTCAGTATTACGATAAACTTCGCCGCCTTGTTTGTGTATATTATACGGAGGGCAAGGTACGGACAAATCTTCTAAATTGCTCTGTACTCCCCATCCGTAAACACCTTTGATATTATCTTGTAATTCTGCATCGTTTACACTGGACAAGTTTTCGTCTGCTGTCCATTTTAAATGAGTATACTTGTACTCCACAGTATCCAAATACTCTATGGCCCAATCCATATTGACTGGAGTATCAAGTTGTTTAACTAAAAAGTTGTTGTACATCTTTGGTCCATACCTTTCCATACAAATGCACCCTGTTACTAGTGCCTTTATTTTCTATACTGTGAGGCAATGTTGTGTTGACAACATACACCCAACCAGGCTCCATAAACATCTCTTCGCCATCAACGATCCAGTTACTGGAATTATCAACATAGATAGGAATGTGTATACGTATTTTATCAGGACTATCTTGATGTGTAATTAATTTAGTTCCTGGTGTATGATCAGTCACTACCCACTTTTTACTACGCAACGGTAGTTTACTAACAACATCATATGCATATCCTGTAAAGCATTTGCGAGGATTAAGCATGTCGTTGTCGTTGTGGTCTCTGTATTCAATTTTTGCTTGACCTTGTTCGAAAGGCAGTGGTCCTTCAACATCACTACCCCAGCAGAGTGTATAGTATCCAGCATCGTCCGGAATAACATGTCCTGTTTTTCCAGTCATATCTACAATGGGATCCTGCCACACATGTTCATGTTCGCCCATTATAAACTTCCAACTTCCATAATTATTTTCAAGATCCATATACCATGATCTCAGTTTATCAATATCTATTTTAAACCAAGGTTTTATTTTGAATCCAAGATCAACAGCTTGATGTTTTTCTATGTAACGTTTCATTCATTAGTCATATTGATTACATCTAAAATATGCCAATCGGCTATGCGTGTAATAATATGTGCTCGTCTAAATTTCGAGTCATTGCTAGTGCCGTGCCAATCACCTGTATTGAGGATATAAATTTTACCCAGTTTGAAATGATATGAAGTAGCAGTCTCTCTATTTTCTCCAAATGTAAAACAAGCATTTTCATTTGTTTCAATTGGTATATGCAATTTTAAAACTTTGCTGTCAATGTGCTGTTTGATATACATACCAGGATAGTGCAAGGTTATAATCGCCTGACGGAACGCATCTCTTCCAAGTGTTTCGATCATTTCTTTAAAGTAACCATATTCAAATTTTTCCATTATTTTAGCATCGTGGAAAAATGTATCTTTATTGACTTCGGGAAATAATTCTAAATTTGCCTGCGTGGGAGGAGGTAACGGTTCATCTCGATCCACAGGCCATGCCAGTGTAAGTCCTTCGATTGGCCCGCAATAATAACCGCAATATCCTTGCTCCACTAACTCTTTGCTTTTTTCTAAATCCAATTTGTGTGTGTTATCATTAAATCCAAAAAACAAATGCGGGAATTTAGATTGCACATCAGCCCACCACTCTGTTAGTTTATCTGGATCCAGCTCGTAGTTAAGCTCTATAAGATCCCAGTCGTTTGTGTTATACAGCAAATCAAGTGTTATGTCTTTTGGATCGTAATTTTTAATGAATCTTTCCATTTCATATCCCCATGTTAACATATTTATTGGTACTTGCATACCTGGGATGTGTTGAATAGCGTTCACTGCGAATCCTATGAGCTAAATCCTGTGCAAGATAATCTTGTCCATACAACACAAGATTGTTGGGTATTAGGTTTTGAAATTTTAGATATTTTTGTTCCACAACCTCAGGTTCTACGTTCCAATGCAACATCATACTGGCCCATATGTTAGTGGTCCACAATACTTTGACTCCGGACTGTTTGTTAATTTCTTCGAATAATTTTTCAGGTTCGTTAACAAGATCAATAACAAAATAATTATGTTTTAGTTTTCGATAACGATCCCATAATTCTTTGAACTGTTCAGCACTGCCAAATTCTTTCTTGATTTCACTAAGCCAAAACTCTTTGTAGTTGCCACGATACGTGCTGGAAAAATTATATGATAAATCGTGCTCTAACAACCACTCGTCAAAATTTAAACCATTCCATGTTTCTAACAAATGTTTTTTAAAATTCAAACTGGATTCACACCAATCATAATAATTTACAACAGTGTTTTCGTGGAATGTGTTATTGCGTAACAATGCAATAGTCTTAAATCCTGCTGCCGCTGAAAATATGCTGTCAACTGCACTAGGTGCTCGAACGCCTTCTCCACTCAGTCTTTCTGTATTATAAGCATACACACGATTCTTTTCAATATATTCCTGATATGCTAATTTTCGTATCCATGCTCGTTGAGTATAATTTTTTATTGCATCAACTGATTCTTCGTCTTGCAGATTTTTCCATACTTTTTCTAATAAATCAGGATTATCATACGGATATAAAAATGCTTTGCACTCCCGCATTTCAAAATCAAAATTATCAATACGTATGTTATGTTCTAGGGCTAGAGCAATCCAATTGGCTCCTTCTTCAACCACTGTGGGTTTTACGGTGCCGGTGGCAGCTTGAATCCAAGACGGAGTATAGTCAGCACTCATGGTCTGTTCACTGAGAGTGTATTGTGGATATTCTGGTTTTCTATCCCAAAAATATCCCTGCTCCAAGTATTCAGGCTTGCCCAGCTGTTTCCACATCTTGATGTTGACTACCAACAACTGGCGATGCAATCCAGGATACCTATCTTCTCGTGCCATGATGTGACCCATGACAAAAAATTCAGGATTCTTTTTAAAATACTCCACAGCCTTGGCAATAAACTTATACAGTTTTGGAAACATCATGCCTTGTGCAACAATAATACAAATGTTATCTCCGGCCGCGGCACTGTCGTTTAACAGTTTGCTAACACTATCGCTAAATCCTCTGTACCTACACAAGTTGATTTGCAGGCTTTGATTAAGCATCCAGTAAGTCATATCAAACGTTCGTTTTCTTACAAACTTGTTGGGAATGTCTCGGCTGAGATCCAACATGCCTACTCCAACAAAAGTAGAGACTCTACTGGGGGAGAATTCAAAATATCGTTCTCCGGTAGAAACAGAATTCCAATCGCGTACTTGTGTCATTGTCTATTAGTGTAATAACTGCTTCTTAATACGTAAAAGAAATCTCTTATACGTCTACCCAATTCGTAATGAATAATCATATGTATACGTGGTTTATCACTGTTGTTAACCACAGCATGAACATTGCTGATGTCCATCAAGAATGCACTACCATTGTTGTCAAAAGGAACACGACCAAAATCTTTCATAATCATTTCACAACCTTCTGGCATGTTGAGACTGATGTTGCACACACTGAGCCTTTTTTGATCGTTGGGTCTGTCTTGATGAGGCAATATGTATCCGCCAGGCTCCAACAGCATGAATCTAACTCGATTCAAATATTCTGCTGGCCAAACATCTGTTAAGAATTTTTTAGTTACCGGACACTGATCTGCTACCCATGTCCATTCTAGTTGCTTTAATGTATCTGTTCTATTATCGCCATACTGGCCTAGACTTTGTGTATCTTCGTTAAGCCCGTGCAACGTGAGGCTTCCCCAACCGTGGCCGTAATCTTCTCTATGTGGATGGAACTTATCCAATAATGCTTCCGCTTCGGCATGCATTTCTTTCCAAGGCTGGTTGTCCAATGCACTGAGTCTAAACCACGGCCATCCAGACTCCATTATGATCCATTTTGGATCAAACATATCAGGGTATTGTATGCTGTAATTGCTAGAATTTTCTTGCCAAAATTCTTCTAATTGGTTGATGTGTGGTTTCATAATTATTTTTCTTGCACACAATACTTATGTAAATACTACCATGCTATATTAATTTAAGACTCCTAATGAAATGTAAATATTTAGAACATCAAACGTGTATAAGATCCGACGGACAATATCGGCTATGCTGTGTTAGCGTAGAATCAACTAACAAAGAAACTGTACATACCCATACTCCCCAAGAGTGGCATGACAGTGATTTCCATACAGATATCAGAAAACAGTTAGATCTCGAAATCTGGCCAGAAGCATGCCATCCTTGTAAAAATTTAGAAGAAAAAGGAATACAAAGTCAACGTCAAAAGACTCGTCCTTATGGGCCCGGGCTGAGTCATTTTGATTTGAGATTTGGAAATAGTTGTAATTTAAAATGTATTAGCTGTTGGGAAATGAGTAGCAGTAGTATTGCTGAAGAAGCAATTGATATGCAACAATCTGGAACTGCGCCTATATATGGAATTTTAGAAATTCCCAATTTTAACTGGGCTTCTGAGGAAACATTTCGTAAAATTGAAACTGCTGAAATGAAAGAAGTTTATCTAACGGGTGGCGAACCCATGATGGTCCGGCATCTACCAGAATTTTTAGAAAGATTAGATAGCAGTGTTGCGCTACGATTTAATACAAATTGTACAATATGGAATCCAAAACTTGAAAAAATTCTTAGGAAATTTAATAATGTATTAATGGCATTAAGTTTGGATGCAGTCGACAAACGAATAGATTATATTAGATACGGAAGTAACTGGGATGTCATAAATGAAAATGCTCATAGGTACGCAGATTTTTGCAAAGTTGATTTAACTCCTACTATCAGTGTTCTCAATGCCAGCTTTACTGATGATATAAAAGAATATGCTGATAAAAATAATTTTGGTTACTATGAAAATATTTTAAATGGTCCGGCATGGCTTAGTTGCAAAAATGCTCCGCAACGACTTAAAGATCAGTATCAAAGTAATTCGGTAAGAAACTGGTCTGCGGGTGTTGCAGATGAAAAAATGATCGAACATTTTAAATTTAAAATATCAGCATTAGATAGTTGGCGGAAAATTAATATTAGAGACTACTTGCCAGAAGTAGCAACAGCATATGGTCTTAATTAAATCAACTCCTGCAAAACAGAGAGATGTATATGAGCTTCCAAATTCTTATAAAAAAGTTTGGAAATATAAAGATATAGATCTTTTAATTAATCATGTTAACATTATGAAGACAATATGGCCCGACTACATAAAGGAATACGGATGGTCACATGATACGATGTGGGTAGAGGTTAAAAAAATATCAGGAGTTACTGCCAACAAATTTCCTCACAGTCCTGATTTCATAAAAAAAATATATAAATTTTGTTTAGATAATATTAAACAAACTGCACCTTATGCTCACTATGACTGGGTACTAAGTAATATTATAATTGATGATGATAAAATATATATGATAGATTGGGATAATGTGGGACTGTACAGTAACGAAGAAATATTAATAAAGCTACATGCCGACCTTAAATCTGCATTTGGAGAAAAATTTGACCCCGCAAGCATTTAGTTTTCCTACGGTAGGAAAAAACAACATGATTTATGTACCTCCGTACGGATTGAAAGAACGTATTGATTATATGATAAAGGTTGATCCTGTAACTTTCGATGTTACAAAAATATATTTAGAAGCAGATGAAAGTTTTGAAAAATGGCAGTACGGAACTATAGTAGACAATTTTATAGTATTTCTTCCATACAACGAATGTAGTATTTTAATTGTTAATACAGATAATGATGAAATAACTCAGATTAAGTTACCGTTCGATTCTCCGGGGAAATATATTGCTTCACATAGATATAAAAATAAAGTAATAGCATTACCATACGGCGAACACAAAGAATTTGATTTTGCTATTTCATTTGATGTATATACTAAAGAATTACTTTTAAAAAATATTGTTTGTCCAATCAACGACCAAAAGAAATGGCATACTAGTAAACTAATTAATAATTTCATATACGGAGTACCTCGTGGAGAACGTTACATTGAACCGTATTTCCCTTACATAATAAAATTAGATTGCGAGACGTTTAATTACGAATTAACTGATATGTCCCACGCATGGAAAGAATATGATGTGCAACCGTTTCCTATTATAACTAATAAAAAATACACAACCATGGCGCAGGTGGGAAACAAGTTGTATGCACCTCCTTACAGTGAAAATGATAATTTTGATATAATGTTAAAATTCGATGGCACTAGTTGGTCTTATGAAAAAACAGGTATGCAAGACACTTCAAGAAAATACTTTAGTCATGCAGTATCTAAAAATGGTAAAGCATACTTCCCTCCAGCAGGCCATGAAGATAGTTGGAATAAAATGTTGATAATTGATTCTAACAACGATACATGGAAACAAGTTCCAGTAGACGGCGTAGGATATGAAAGCAAAAAATACTTTACCGGGTGGGAAAATACTCAAGGAAAGATATACTGGATACCGCGTGGCGGATGTGTATGCGAACCAGAAGAAAATTGGAAGCAACAAGGCGATCTTGCTGATATACTAGTTGTTGATACAACAAATGATTCATTCTACACTATAGACATTAGCGAATATTTTAAAGATAACACAACCATTGAAAAGTTCAACTCGTCTGTAATCATCGATGATAAAATATTTGCTTTTCCTTACGGACAAAGCGAAACATTTCACACTGTACTGGTATTTGACACCATTAGCGAAACTGTGATTAAAGAGATCAACTTAAATGAAGTATAAAGCGTTTGAGGATTTTTACAAAGAAGAACCAATTAAACATTTGGTACTGCACAATCATAACAATATATTAGTTAGTCCGCCTTTTGCTACAGAACAATGCAAGAACTACAGCAAAGTTATGTGCAAAGACGGAGACAAGACTTGGTTTATAGATTTAGACTTGCCTGCGGCCACTAGTAAATTCAATGCCATTTCAAGCGTGGGCGACAGTGTATGGTTCATACCTTATGGCATATGGGATGATTTTAATGTAGTTGTACAATTAAAAGATTTTAAACCAATATACCATTATATTGATAAACCAGGCAAAGGTCAGTTCTACAGTTCAGCAACTGATGGTAACACTGCTTTTAGTTTTCCGTTAGGATATGAACAAACCAGCTATGGAATATACATCAAAGACGATGCAGTGCATACTGTAGAATTTGATAAGCAGGAACACACTAAAACACACATGGGCACAGTACATGCGAATGGTAGGTACTGGAGTGCTCCTCGAGGAGATACTGCTGGGTACATAAATATGACCAGCTTTGACGGAAACAAAATAGAAACATTTCCAATCAACGTAAAAAATCCCAGTGTAACAAGAAAGTATTCGGATATAATTGTAACTGGTAATACACTGTACATTCTACCATTTGGCGAAACGTCCGGGGTATCGGAACTAATAGAGTTTGATACTATTACCAACACCTACAAACTTCACGAATTAGACATACCTGACTTTGCAAAAAAATACAATGCTGGGGTATTGGTAGACGACACAATTGTAGCTTTGCCCTACGGCGATGAGCATGCCAACAATAGCCAATGGGGATTAACTTACAATATTGTTACCGGCAAGCATACTACATTTGATATAGGATTATCATTTGGCGGAAAATATAGATTTAGATCAGGAGTTGCTTATGGAGGTAATGCCATGTTCCTACCCACTGGAACTCCCAGTTGTCCAATACTAACTATTAACAAGCATGGCAAAATATTAGCAAGGGACATGTTTGCTGATCATTTGTTGGGTAGGCCTATTATATATAAAAACAGTGTTGTGACAATGGCACACAACTTTAATGACCAAGAAAGCTATATAGTAACTTTGGATTCTTTTTGAAGATAGATATCGCTAAGACAACTGCATTTGTTAGCAGGACAAGTTATAGTTTCAGTTGGCAAATTGTAATTAGCTAAATTACCCAGCTTGCCGCCTTGTTTACATTCAGCTCGATACACATCACCCCACATGTCGATACTCAGCATGTCTACGCCTGCCCAGCAGTCCCAGCCCTTGTAATTGTTTAGACCTTTTACTATAATGTCGTTTCCTGTTACTGGAACATTATCAAGTAACAAAGCTCCTCTATGTATTTTCGAATCATCAATTTTTCTAAAATAAGGCCAAGATTTTATGATGGCTTTTTGTTCGTCGGTATAATCGCTTACTTTGTTAGTTACGAACTCGCCGCTGGTTTTATCTAAAACTACTTTGGGCCATATGGCCAACTTGTCAGTTCCTTTATACAACTGTTGACCTATTCCAACCATGTGATCAAATTTGTCTTGTACCATCATTAAATTAACAACTACTACGCATTCAACAGCATTAGCAACATCGATGATATGATCGATATCAGCATACTCGTCGTGGTAGCTAATCATGATACCGTCAGAAAATTTACTAATTTCTTTATAATACTCAACTGTTTGACTACCGTTAGTTAAGAAAGTAAACTGATGACCTTTTGATTTAACTAGTTTAGCCAAGTCTAAAAAATGTTTCCAATAAGTGGGTTCGCCGCCGCTTATCCTGTAGCAAATTGTTTTGCCAGGAATATCAAATCCGTTTACAAATTGTTCAACCACCGGCCAATCAGGTTGTCCAGTGCTACCATCATTGAGATATGAAGGACAATAGCTACAGCGATAGTTGCATTTGTTTGACAACGTCCATGCAACTAGGAACCAATTTTCTTTAGCAGTATCGGCGTAAGCTAGTTTCATTTTGACATGGAATGTTTGATAACCAAATCATGTGTTCTACGATTCAATTTAACTGTTAAGATTAGATTATATAAGTTATCTGAAAAACTAAAAACGCTGTGGTTTAATTGAAAATTAACAAAATATAAATGACTGCGTTCTGGCCTGAAAATTTGATCGTGTAATGTTTGCACGTAATTAAAATCTGAACAGCTTCCAAAAACACATGACAGTCGAAAATACTCCGGCGCAACTCCTGCAAAATCTCTGTGGGGAGGAAAGTAGCCGCCTTGATTTACTTTTAGTATATGAACTCTGCCAATATCTGGAGCAAACACATCAACTAGTTTTTTAATTTCTGGTATTGCATGATATACATCCGTAGGAGTTGTAAAGTTTTCTTCCTTCATTTCTACGTCATGATATTTTTGCATATAACCAAAACTATTAAGATGGTAATTATCCATGACGTCGCCAGTATGACTAGTTACTGGGAGTCCCCAGCGATTATTGTGTACATCTTTTTTTTCATTGTAAGGACACCAGTTTTCAGAAAACTTTAATAAATCTTTTGTGACAACAGTTTCAGTTATTCTCAGATCCAGTTTAGCATAGCTTCCTAAATTTGTTAAGCTGTTCCATAACATTGCCCTTTCAAATTCTTTGTTAGTCATACATCATCCCATGTGTCATTGAATAACTTTTACATGCTAATACCATTGCTTCTTTGTTCCAAGTTTTTCCTAAAGGAGATGCAATAATATGAATTCGCGGAGTACTGCTAAGATTTCTAACACCATGATGTCTTGCAACATCTATGATTCTAACATCTCCCGGCATCCATGGTACTAGTCCGCCATTCTCTAAACCAAACTCAACTCCTGCAGGATTGGTCATGGCAATATTAATGCCGCCGCCCAGCATCTGTCCTTGCCAATCTCTGTGTGGATTAATATGCCCACCTGCGTCCAGTACCATTATTCTGATTCTACTGTAGTTTGTAAATGGTATGTTGTCTTTAATCCACTGTACAGTTTTAGGAAAAATACTACAAGCATCTGTCCAAGTTTCAACAGCATCTTGAGAAACTATGCCTTCTTCTTTGTAGTAACCAGAATAATCTGACATCAAAGATGAATAGCCGTGCAGTGTTATAGTGCGCCAACCAACGCTGTCACCAGCTCTGTGAGGAACTGCAAGTTTACTTGCTTTATGCTCCAATTCTTCTACAACTTCGTCTATAGGAGCGTTGACATCTAATCGTAAGCAAGCACACCTGCTATTTTCTCGTATCCAGTTAAAATAATTTATTAGAGTAGTGTCATCAGATTGCCAACCAATAAACTCCTTAGGAGCAATTAACGCATCCTGATTAAAAGGACGAGATGATTCATTGACAAAAAATTGATTTATATCCATGGCAGGGCTTTGAATCTGTTGTCTAATTTTTTGTTTTGTATGTCCTTGGCTCTTACACAATTGAAAAATTCGCCGTCGGCTGAATCCATTTCAACATACCAATCAATTTTATCGTTTGCAAGTATTTCAATAAATTGATTTTGCATTTGTAATCTTAATTTCACATCATAAATCAATGCACTTACACTGTATAAGAAACAATTACTCACAACAAAGAAACCTTTGGTTCCTTTACATGTTGCTAAGAATTTTTTAAGTTCTACTGCATTAAAAATATCAAGTTGTTTATAAGATGAAACTTCTTTGTAAATTCCCATGGACTTGTGAATGGCAGTTGGGCTGATATCAACGACATAATGATTATCTCCCAGCAATCCAATGTCTATTGGATTTTTATCAACTTTATCTCCTGCGGCTAGAGACACTAAACAATCAAATGTTTTATAATGCTCTCCCGGAACTTGAATTCTATTTTCTGTATTTTTTGTAAAGTAGGTATTAAAATTAAAAATATCATTTACAATGTGTGTATCTTTAACAGTGTAATCCAAGTCCGTGGTTGGAAACAAGGAACCAATTTCGGCTTGTTCTAACTGAGGATCGGCCCCATTGGTGCAATAAAATACTTCATATCCTTTGCTCAATAGAAATGCTGTGTTGTATTCTGTAATAGATTTTGCCATTTCATTAAGGCTTCGATTATGGTAATCTCTGTGCAACCAAAAAAACTCTTTTTGATTCATAACATTCCTATAAATAGTCGGTGAACATATTTATAGGTACTGGCAATGAATTATAATATTTCTGACAAGGTAATACCAGACAACATCGATCCATCAGATTTTGATAAACAAGAGATATTTGGTGACAGTACCAAGAGTGGCCATGTAATCATACGGACATCAAAAAACGAACAGCTATTCTACTTGGACTATGCTGGTGTGGGCGGTGCTCCAGTGTACGTAGGGTTAACCAAATCAAGAGGCGACCAAAGTAATAAGCTACCAGTTGGTGCTGACGATATGATAGGCGGACTACAAGTTTATGCAAGGACTTCTCCGGGGAATAGTTTAGGCTACTGTCAAGAAGAAACGCCGTTGGCTGGCGGATTGCACTTTAAAGTAGCTGGAGATTATTCTGGAACTGGGCCAGTACTAACAGAGTTTTTATTAGCGTTAACGAATAGTTCCGGAATGGAAATCAAATTAAAAGTTGACTCTGCTGGTAACTTAACAACAATCGGTAACATCACAACTGGGAAGTTGACCATAACTGACCAGGAAGTTTATGCAATGCATCGGCCAGCAAAATTTGTAAAGGCAATTCTTGACGGTGTTGAATATGCTATAGCACTGCACCCAATTCTGGAAAAATAGTTCTAAAATCAGTTCCACGCTGTTGATCGCATTGCTCTAAATATTCAACAGTTACTGGCAATTTGCTGGACCAGTCTTCTGCCATCATGTATCGAACTAGGCCTTGCCATCGTTGTTGGCCGTAAGGATTATCTTGGAATTCTATGTTCCTCGATTGTCTAAAACAAAAATAATCAATTTGAGCCGCTACTTGGTCTTTTAGATGTTTAGGTAGTACCCTTACATTTAAATAGCTAGGAAGATATACCAAATGTGTTCCAATTAATCCAGCGCCGTAAGGTGCCTTATTAACTTTTTTAAAGTTTTTAGTTTCCTTCCAATGTACTAACTCTGTCACAGACAATATATTTAACAACTGCACCGCACACGCTATGTTTACAGTGATGTTATCCGGGGTATCATCTAACCTTTCTAAATTTGCAACAACATTATTCCACTTGCTAGGATAGCGAATATAGTCATTACGATCTCCTACAGCATCCACACTAAAATTAAATTTAACTTCTTTAAAATGTTTCCACAAATCAAATAATTTTTCAGGCAATTCTAAACCATTAGAATTATAACGTATAACGCATAATTTTGCGGCTCCTGTTTCTACCATGAACTCTAAAATCTTATAGTGTTCAGGTATTAACAACGGTTCGCCTCCTGCAAAATATAACTCTCTAATATTGGATGCGTTTGAACGCATATCTTCTAAAAAAGATCCTTTTTGATACCATGTGTAATCAAAATCTATATTCCAACTTTGATCTTGTTTTAATTCTTGTATTTTATATTTTGGGAATTGTACCTTCCAATCCTTAATCCAACTACTGCTATCGTGTGGACTGCACATGATGCATTTTAACTGACAAAGATTTCCCAATCGTAAATCAAAGTAGGGAATAGAAACAGGTAGAGATCCGTCTCCAGCTGTCTGATCCACAATTGATTTTAAATCTAAACGCTCGGACCATACTTGTGTTTCCCAGTTACGTTTACTTTTAATTCCTTGTGCTTCTTCTTTAAAACATTTTTCACAGCTGGATGGAATTTTGTTAGACAGCATGTCCAATCGTATATTTTTCATATACTGACTGTTCCATATTTGGCTAATAGTGTGAGTTTTAAGATTTAAATTTTCAGTGCCTTCCTTAACTAAGCCTGCGTCCTTAATATCTATAATGCCTGCGCCACTAGCGTTGGCTGTACAGCATACACGAACGTCGCCGTTAGGACGAGTAGCAATGTGTATAAACGGTAGCGGACAAAATGTTTTATTTGAATTGTTCATTAAATTTATCTACCTTGCCGCACTGTCTACTACAAGCACGTAATGGGTTTTTTGTCCAAGATTGTTCTATTCTTGTAAAAAAGTTGTTGTCAAATATTTGTTTCAAATCTTGTATATGCAAATTTGGATTATTAAAACCCTTGCTAATAAAATCTGCATGACTAGGAGCATTACTAGAAATAGCATTGAAATCCAACCAGCAACACGGAGCAATCTTTCCTTCGGCACTAACATATAAACTGCCAGGCGTTTTTACCTTACAAGTTATAACAGATTCTTGCTCCGATAACTTCTCAGTAATCTGCTTACTCTTAATAGAAGGTTTTAGTATATGACTTATTGTACCGTCTTTATTTAACACAGTAAGATTATCATTTTGAAATCTACTTGTGTTCTTTGTTACAAATTGTGCAAAACCAAGATTACGACTTAGTTGTTCGCAGGCATCAACTTGGTGTTTGTTATGGTCAAATATTAACATGTCCCACACTGCATAGCCACCGTTGTTTATAAAAGTTTGTACATTGTGTATAACCTTATTCCAATCTGTACCAATTCGATAAAGACTATGAGTATCATTCATGCCGTCAATTCCGAATCTAACTGCAACTTTTAATTCCGCCAATCCTTGCCAAAATTTTATATCTCTGGCACTGCCATTTGTATTCATACTAAGCTCTAATTCTGTATTAACTGTACGTAAGTATTCAAATATGCTCAAAGTATCTTTAGCAAGTATCGGATCTCCTGTATTGCCGCACATATAAACTTTGTCTAATTGTTTTATAAAATCAACAGAGAACCATTTTTTAAATTGATCCAAAGTAATTTCGGAAATTTTTAAATCAGGACTGTCTACTCCGCCGCGGATATTACGTACACACATTGGGCAACTAGCTTGGCATTTGCTAGTTACTTCTAAATGAATAACTCTGATATCTTGTAAATTATACATTTTTCTGTTTTGTAATTCTTATATCAGATGTACAGTCGCACCATATCTTCTTACATTTAATAGGAGCAATTAACTCGGGTTTGAATTTAGAAATAAAATTAGGATCGTTTATATTTAAACTTGTATTAAAAATCTTTTCGCCGCAGTTGCCTTCTACTTCGCCTGCATAATTAATTCCCAAACGATCAAGACCTACATTGCAATCCCATCCATAAAATTTATTCCAACCATTTTCCATTAAGCGGAAAGAATCATAAGGTTCTTCGTTACCATTTGAAAATATCACCTTTGCTTCTTTTTTATCAGTCTCATCTATCTTACCAGCATTTTTCATGCGCATTACATATTCGTCGGACGGGCGTTTTTTAACAGTGTCTCTCATAAAATCAAAATGTTCATTTTGATAATTTGTCATTACTTCACCAGTTAACGGATCAGTGAGTAATACAGTTTTAACAAGCCATGGAGTTGGATGATTGACTAATTGATTTAACATACCTATACTAACGTCCCACGCTAGTGGATCCATCAATACTCGGCCTGCACAGAACGCATCTGTTTCTTTGTATATCAAATCTAATAATTCTATAACATGAGCAACATCGCATTGTTCTCGATGTACGCTAATCTGTATATCGTCAAAATATTTGGCATACTCTTTCCACCACCGTATAGTTCGTGAACCGTTAGTATTAAGTGTAACACGACAACCGGTAGATTCGTGTATGCGTTTAACGAACTCTCCTAATTCGGGCCACAACGTTGGCTCGCCGCCTGCTAAGGACAATCTTACATTTGTTTTATTAAAGTGAGTTTTGTAAGTTGATATCAAATGTTCTATATTCTTACAAATTAAATCTAAATTTATAGGAAATCTATGTTTTCCATCGTGAGCATTTGGCCAGCAATAATTGCATTCGTAATTACAAGTAGAAGTTAACGACCATGTGATATACAAATAGTCGTTATGATTAAAATTAACAATAGCAATTGGTTTCATATTATCTTAGATTTTTTTAATAACGACGGTACATCGTTGATTGTAATTAAATTTATACCTATAATGGTTTTATAATTGCACAACCTTCTAACCCAATCAGATCTTTCCGGAACGTAGAAGCCATTCCAAGATTGTGGCATCACCATCTTACCCAGTAACAAATATCCAACGGCCATCTCGGATGTTACGGATTTTCCCGGACATGCATTATTAAACCATTGTATAAATTTATTTAAACGATAAAAAGGATTCGGACTTGGGGGTCTAAATACCAAGTAGCCTCCTGCTTCTAAATGTGTTTCTGCTTGCAATTGACCATCAGTTAGACTATCAGGATCGTTATCGGATTGTAATTCTAACCAATGTTTTCCCTTATGGGTATAGTTCATGCATAAGTCGCCAAACTCTCTGTCAGCTTTAAAAAATAAAAAATCTTCTTTATTTAATGGGATTAAATTTCTAGGCTCAAATCTAAAATATGCGTTAACACGTGGCTCACTATTAATTTGAATCTTATATTGTTCATAAGAATGTATACTGTCATTAATAATTTTCCACAACTCACAATTAACAGGAACAGTTGCTCTATGCAATAAATTTAAATCTGAGTTTGATGTAATTACAGGAATATTGATTTTGTATTTTTTGTTTATTTTATCAACTGTATCGTTTATGGTGTTTAATAGTACAACTTCATCGTGTTCAGATACATTGAAACTAGTATCACTTATAAATGAATTTTTATTATTGATAGCATCGGTTAACAACTTGTAAAACTTAGTGGCAGCTGGCCAATCATAAATTGCATAAAACAAACTAATATTTTCAAAGCCGTTAGAAAATACAATTTCAATTCCAGGTTTGTTGTTGTAAATTTCATACTCCATTATACTTTTCCTATAATCATCCATCGTTTGTATAAAGGTAATTCTAGTTCTCCAGACCATAGTACATTGATATCACATTGTTGTTTAAATTCTTCTAAACTATTGGCAATGCGAACATGTTCGGGAATATTATAATTATTGCTTTGTAAGACAAGTATACTATTATGAGGCATTCCACTTTTCCACAAGTCATACTGATCTTGTGTAATATGTTCGCAACTGGTATTGATAACAATATCTGCATCGCTTCGTATAGCACACATGTCTGAAGTTACTGCACGGAACTTGCCATTTATTTCTTCACCCTTGTTCATCATTGTGGCAATGGATTCACAAGTAGGGTCTATATCAATACTTCGAATATTAGCAACCGGTATCCTACTTTGAAATATCATGCTAGCAAGAACACCAACCCACCCACCGTGAATGTCTATAGAAAAAGGCTTGGGCAATTTACAATCAACTTGAGGATGTACAACTAACTCTAACGAATTGATCAGCCACTCTTTACTTTTAATTTGTCCTGACCAAAAAGCATCCATAGTCCGCATAGGGTCTGGGCTTTGCCTAATAGCCTGCATCCAATAGTGTAAGTGTTCGGTATCAATTTTCATTGCAATACTCTAGCCATGTAGCTAACTCAGGGAATGTTTCTTTAGTTTTAAAATTTCTTCGGCTTACCATATCTTGCTCCCATGCAGTAAATTTTTTTAAATCGGCAACAGAGTGTTTTCCAAAACTATTACCAATGCCTTTTAAAAAATCAATGTAGTGATTCCATTTGGGAGCATCATTTTCTATCCATGAACACACTTCATCTATGTAGGTATTAAAATTAGGAGTTAACATGCAAGGCGCAAGATGTTCTGGAGTAACAACACTAGTTCGAATTAAATCTACATCAATGCTGTGTTTATCCGATAATTTTTTTATCCACTGTAGTAAGTCTAAACAACTAGTAATACTCATAGCTGAATGTGTAATGCTGAATCTAATTTCACTTGCACCTGATTTGGAAAATTCTAATATTTTATCCACGTTGCTGGAAAATCTATCCCAGTTTAAATTAGTTCTGATGTACTCTGCTTTGTTTCCGTATCCTTCAATGCTGATATGAAATTGAATAGACACTACTTCATTTAATTCTTTTATTTTTTCAAACCACTTAGTTAAATATTTTTCAGGTGTATTGCCATTGGTAAGAATAACTAATTCAGGTTTAACGTTGAATTTATTTGGATTAGCTTTTATTAAAGGGATAAACCTGTCTATGAAATTATAGAACTCCGGTTGTATTAAGGGCTCGCCTCCCAAAATATAATATTGTAGTAGGGTATTTGAACCGTCTTGTTCTAACCATTGCCAAAATATATCTTCAAATCCTTCTGGGGCAACGGCTTGTTGTTTAGATACAATGTTAAATTTTTTATCTTCAGTTTGCCACTGAGAACTAAAAGTGCTACTGCAATATATACATTTTAAATCACAGGTATTATTAAATGCAATTTCTATCATAGTTGGCATAGGGGTTAAATCATTGGTGATTTCTGGAAAACGATCCCTATGCATTTTATAGTAAGGTTCTGGTAATCTACAACTACGAACATTTTTTGATTCGCTACTCCAACACCTTTGACATTCTGGATTTTTTATGTTGTTTAATTTTTCTCGGCGTGTATTAATTTCATATTCGCTGTTAGTAAATAAGTCCTTACCGTACTTGGCAATGTCATCACTAGTAACATATCTGTGAGGAACATTATGGCATCCTTTAACAACTCCTTCACCTAAATGCACATACAGATAGATCCACTTCATAGCACACATAGCGGCATTATCAAACTCTTTTTCAAGTTTGGGAAATGTTTTTACGTAGTCTCTAAAGGTTATTTGCATTTTGGTATCTTTGAGTCTGCACTACTAACACAACTGGGAGTAGTACAGCGGTTGGGTTCTTTGAATAATTCAAAGCTGTCAAGTGTGCCTAACGGCACATCATGACAACTGTAACTTCTTTTAACCTCATTACCTCTTATTATAACACTTTGATAGCCAGCATTGCAAGTCCAGTTGGTGAATTTGTTAAATCCAAATGCATTAAATCGCTCTGCTTGGTCAAACAAGTATTCGGTGTTGTCAGCATCATATAATGCTATTTGATAAGCATCCTCACCATTAGCACGTTGCGGGAAACCTGTTTGCATTTTATGCATCATATCTTTGGTATAACCGTCAACAACCGCACTCGCTGTGGGATCGCTTTGAGGCTTCAATGTAACGTTGATGCCGCGAGAATGAAAACGCTCCATGCGATCATATAATTCGTAAAATTTTTCGGGCACCATTACTTGATTGATTGTAACGTGTACTAGTTCGTATTGCAACTGTAAACACTTGTCGCCAAATTCTTGTTCGCAAGCAAACTCATCGTGAAAACTGGCAGTGATACTTCTACGTTGTAACATCTCAGTATTCCGACACCAAGTGTTCCACCATTTTGATCCAGGCGACAAATTAGTGGTCATGTGTATGCTTTGATACTTGGATTCTAATTCATCCAAATGTTTAACTAGATCTGGCAACTGTTTGTAAGCAGTAGGCTCACCTCCACTGAACGACCAATGGAACTGGTTAAACCCATTGGCTCGTGCTTGACGCTTGATCTCATCTACAGTGGCTTTATACACTTCGAGTGGTTGGTGATCTATTCGGTCACTGCGAGCATAGGGCCAACAGTAACTACAATTATAGTTACAGAATCTACCCAAAATCCAACTGGTAGAAAACAATGGTTTGGCTAGCATTGTGCGTTGCCCAAACCGTACAATATTTTGGAAAGGAATGGTTGAAAAGCTCATTGACAGTATTTACAAATAAGTATATAATACAACTGTAGACGTGAGTGGAACTTGGTATACCTCCTCCTAGTAGCTTCGGCGAACGGAGGGTCAGGGTCTAGCTCTTAGAGCGACTTTGTAGGTTCGAATCCTACCGTCTACACCATTTTAACACACACAGAAAGAGGCAAGAATGAAAAAGGCACTGGCAGTATTTTTAATGTTTGTGGGAACAGTTCAAGCCGGCGAACAGTTTTCAACAAGTTCTAATGTTGTTACAACTAGTACCATCAAGTGGATACAAGTTGATAATGTATTTGAAGCTTGCGATACTGAAAGTAAAAATCGTGGCAACGGTGGGTTTGCTAGGTTAGGCAGTGGTCAAAAAATGGACGGTTGCTCTTTTTGGTCTAACCCTGCCCCAAACAAGTCTAACATGTGTACTGTGATTACTGCAAAAACAACTGACCACGATACTTTAGGTCACGAAGTCCGGCATTGTTTCCAAGGCAATTTCCACAAATGAAAAAAATAGCATCAAGTCCTGAGCGACATACGTTCCAAAAGGAAGGGTATGTCAAACACTGTGAAGAAGAAGGCAAATTACCCAATCCTGCATATTTAGAAATGTACAAATCTTGGCGAGAACAAGACGTGGCCAATCTTGAAGATCCAAAGTGGCAGAAGAACAATATGGAGTATGATCTCCGTAGTTCAAAAGAACTGTGCGACAAAGTCAAAGCCAGTGAAAATTATGCTCAAAACTTGTATGCGGCCATGTGCAACATGGATTGGCAAAGCAGAGAGTTTTGGCAAGAACTAAAAGGTGAAACCTGGTCGTGCAGTTGGCGCCATGCTGGCGGTATTGTTGCTGACATGCGAGAGCAAGGTGACTACATCGATTGGTATTGTAGCGGTATTGGCAATCCAGAATTAGGCAATGGTTTAGATGGAACTGTGCCGGATGTCTCTGATGGTCGTACCTATGTTCCAGAAGGTCAAGTAACTGAAGAAATTGAATTAGATTTAAATCGATTGGGATGGAGACCAGTTCCTTATAAAGACGAAGAACTATAAAGTAAATACTATTATGGAAAAACTAACATTTTTAGCAGAAGAAATTTTTGAAGATATTCCTGGAGACCCGGACAATGTCATGATGAAAATTCCACCGGAGATTTGCGAAGCACAAGGATGGGTTGAAGGTACTACACTGAATATTCAGGTGGAAGATGGAAAAATGATCATTAGCAAAGCATGAGCAAAGACGACCTACTTGAATTAACTGGACAGGTTACTGAAGTATTGCCTGGTAACATGTACAGAGTACAGTTGGACGATAATCAACACATCATATTGGCTTATCTAGGTGGCAGATTAAAACAACACAAAATTAAAATTATTTTAGGCGATAAAGTCCGAGTGGAAGTAAGCACTTATGATTTATCAAAAGGTCGTGTAACATATAGGTTATAAAATGAATGCCGTAATGGAAACTGTCAGTGCTGTTTGCAATCAAGTTAGACGCAAAAGTAAACTCGGTTCCAGTTTCCAAAATCTAGTAGTATCTCTTCGTAGAGAATTTAGGTTGGCAAAATTTAATTTAAAAATTAAATCCACTAGAGATAAAGTACTAGGGCCCGAAGAATTTTATGTTAACGCATATTATGATGCCGAAGAAGATCAAAATAATGAAACACCTATAGAAGTAGTTGTGCATCATAATTTTGATAATACAGTTATTTGGGATACTACACAAACTACAGAATTCTTAATTCAAATTTTTGACGCCACTATACATGAATTCAAACACCAACGACAAAGCGTAAAACGAAAATATGTAATCTATTCAGACTACGTTAAAAAACCCTACAAAGATTATTTAGAAGAAGACGACGAAATTGATGCTTATGCATTTAGCATTGCTGTCGAACTGTGTCGTGCTTTAGGCAAATATCGTGCATTGCGTTATATGCATAGAATGTCAGCCCTAGCTAGATTAAAGTTTAATGGCAAATACGTTAGCCCATGTTTGGCTTCTTATTTTGGACAGTTTGGAGATTTAACCAATCCTGTAATCAAACGTTTAACCAAAAAGGTCTATGTGCGATTACAAAAGATTGACACAGATGCTGTTTTCCTGTAAAATACAAAGTATATTAACTCACACACAGAGAGCAAAATGGCTAACAAAGAGTTTCCAACCCAACAAGTTCTTGAGCTAGCTTGTGCGGCACAACGAGTGAACGGTGCTTATATCAAGGAAGCACAGGCTGTTTACTCGGACGACAATATCTACATGTATTCCAAACAGACCAATAAATTAATGATGTTGTGTACACTGGATCCTGCCATTTGGACTGCCGATCCTAAAGAAGCACCAATGCCTTTAAAGGTACTTGCCGAAGATACTGCTCTAGCAGAAGAAATCAAACGACATTTTCGAAAATTCTTGTTCAGTGCTATCGAAGGTGAGAATGATTTTCAAACTAATATAAACACAATACTGTCGGGCGATACAGTTAAACAAAATCAATTTGGTTATGTGGCTTGCTTGCCCAGTGTATATGTAAGAGACATTGCTCAATCTAAAGTTAAGAAGGCCGCACGGTCAGTTGAAGAAGGTTACTTGTCAGATATTGGTAGTAATCTTAAAGACTTGGATGCAGAAATAATTTCCTCAATCAAGTCAAAAAACTTTGAAGGTTACAATATAGATGCTATAATCAACAGTAAGATGTGCTCTTGGCTAAACAAAACTAACTTGCAGTTGGGTGCATGTATTATTGTCAAAGCCAAAGTTAAAGAGCACTCTAAACACTGGAAGCACGGCAACGATGTTACTAGACTTAACTACGTAAAGGCGGCACAATGACATACTCCTGGATTTTAATCATAGCAATGTATAGCCCTGCTGGAGACTTCATGGGGAAAAATACTGTGGGCTTCAATAGTCAAAAAGATTGTGAAGCTGTGAAAATACAATTGACTAATTTAGATCATCCAATGAAAGTACGTCACAAAGGTTTATGCGTAACTCGAGAACATTGGGAAGGCAAGAAACAAATGCCCGGTGTAGCTTACGATTAGGATTAATATGAAAATCAAATTTGATAAAAATACCATGCCCGACGAGTTGTACAATTCACTGTTACAACATTTTGTAAATGAAGCAGTTGGGTTAGGTATCGAAGTTAATAAGTTTACACAATTCAACGATTGGGTTGTTGAATGTACAGTAGACGCAAAGGAATCGGTACATTAATATGAACAATGAAGATCAAGAATTTATAGATTATGAAACATTTGCCCAACGTTTGGAGAAGTCCTATCCTAAAATGTATGGGGGCAAGTACGGCGGGTTTGCTGTGGGCAAGGGCTGGTATCCAATCATTGAACGATTAAGTTCTAGCATCCAGCAACACATTGAATTTGCTAACAGGGAAACTGAAGTTTGCCCACAAGTTGTTGTAATGCAAGTTAAAGAAAAATTTGGCGGACTACGATTCTACTATGAAGGCGGGGATGACTATGTTCATGGGCTAGTTAGTATGGCAGAATCTTGGGCAGATATTGCCTGCGAGGTGTGTGGCGGTATTGGTAAACGCCGCAGTGGTGGTTGGGTGCGTACATTGTGTGATGTACATGAAGCAGAGCGTAATGCTCGAATTGAAGAACAATGTAGAAAGGATGGATTAGAGTTATGATCAAACTTAAACAAATTTTATCAATAGCAATTTTAATAATGTGTGTATTTCAAGTATTTGCTACTTGGGAAACTTCTGCAAACG